ATCCGGTCATCCGGACTCCACTCGGACGCCGGGGCGCGGCGCAGGACCAGCGCCCGCGCGAGCAGTCGCATCGCCGCCACCGCCTCACGCCTGGCCATCGCCGCCCCCTTCTTCCTGTCCGGTTCCGGACGCGGCCCCCGCGTCCGCCTTCGCCACGCTCACGCCCGCCCCCGCCCCCGCCCCCGCGCCCGCCGCATCCATCACGCGCCGCGCCATGTCGGCGTCGAGCACGCTAAGCATCCACCCATAAAAGCCCCTCACCGCGTTTGCCCCGAGCGTCGCGGTCATGTTTTCCATGAGTGATCCGAGCTGCCCCATGTTCGTGAGCGCCGTCAGGGTGTTGGTCTGACTCACGATCCGGCCCGACACCCCGGCCGCCACGGCGTAGTTCGCCGCAAACGCCGCTTTCGGGATCGCCTCGCCCCGCACCAGGCCGCAGCGCCCGCCGTCGAGCTGCGCCGCGCGGGCGATCTGCTCCCACATCATGGCGAACAGCTCGCCCCACGGCTCCGCAAACCGGTCTACCGCGTCTATGGACATCCCGTTGGCCGCGGCCGTGAGTGTCCGCACCTCTGTCGCGGTCTTGCGGGCGTCGCCCTGGGCGACCGAGGAGATCGCCCCCTGCGCTGATCCCACCCGCTTCATGGCGAGGGTACGCGCGTATTCCTGCTGGTACGTCTGGGCCGCGTCGGGCGGCTCGGCCCAGACGATCTGGGCGCCGTCCAGATATTCCCCCGCGCGAAACTTGAAGGGCGTCGAACGGCGTACGCCGTCCACGAACGGCTTGCCGGCAAAGTCTATCGACACCCCGCGCGCGGTCCGGTACGTGGAGGCCTCTTTCTGATCCACTTCCAGGATCTCGGGCAGCCCGCGCGAGTTGTAAAACCCCTCGCAGTCCTCGTAGCGGAACTGGACAAACGGCCAGGGCCGCTCGGGCGGCGTCTCCTCGCTCGCCAAAATCCGCGGCCACGCCCAGGGGCGGTCGTACAGCGGCGTCTGCGGCAGCGCCGGACAGAACACCGCCACCCGCCGCCCCGCGTCGGATGTCTCGTGATAGACCTCCCACACTTCGACAAAGCGGGCCGAGGTGGCGAGCTGGCCGTCGCGGTAGTGTCCGCGCGCGGCCGCCGCGTCGCCGCTGTAAACGACCGCCCCTTTCTCTTTCCAGACGCGCTCGATCGCGGCCACGGCGTCGGGCTCCCAGCCGTTGAGCTTCGCCGCCCGCTTGAATTCGGCGAGCGTGAAGCGAAACAGGTGCGTGACGCGCTGCGCGTCGGTGATCTCGTTCGTGGCCGTCGGCACCACGACCGACAGCGGCGACACGCAGCCAAACTCCGGCACCTCGCGCCCGCCCGCGCCGGTGGCCGTCACCAGCTTGGCCACCGCCGACCCGTAGGTCAACTGGTGGTCCACCGACAGCGACATCCGCTGCCGCGTCTTGCCGATCCGCCGCAGGTGGAAGTCGAACGCGACCTCTGCCGCCTCGGCGTGTCTCACCGCCAGCTCGTCAAGTCCGATGAACTGCGCCAGGCGCGGGGACTGCCACAGGGTCGTCACCACCGCCTGCTTCAATTCCCGTATCAGATCGTCAATCACCGGATCAACCAGGTTGGGCGCGCCGTCGTAAAGCGGCTTGGCCGTGTTCTCGCGCTTGTAGCGCTCCTTCTCGTTCTTCTTGCACCGGTCAAACCATTCGCCGCGGTCCTTCATGTCCTGCGCAACCAGGTCCCGCAGCGCCGTCAGGCGCGTCGGCGACGCAAACGCCACTTCATCCGAATCCCCTTGTTCCACCTTCATCTCACCCTCCATTCTCTCTCTCTTCCTTCGTGCCCTTCGTGTTCTTCGTGGTGAATCTCTCCCCCTCCCATACCCACACACCCACACACCCACACACCCACACACCCACACACTCCCTCACAGCCTTACAGCCTCACAGCCTCACAGCCTCATTCTTCCCACACCGACCCGGCATACTCCTCTCTCTCCCGCCGCCTCCGCGTCGGCGACACGATGTCGGCGCCGTCATCCTCTTTCTCGGTCAGCTTCTTGAAATCGTACAACTCGTAGAAGAGCATCGCCACCGCGTCGGAGCGGTTGGGCGACCGGGGCAGCTTCTTCTTGGCGACCAGTTGCAGCGGACTCGAGTCCACCTCGTAGCGGCAAAAGGCGAGTTCCTCGCGCAGCGTGTCATCCTGCGGCAGCACCGCCTGCCCGAGCCGCACCAGGTCGGCCAGCTTGAAATACGCCTCGGCGCGGGCGTTGCGGTACATAGACGGATTGTTCGGCTTCGCGGCGAAGTCGAACCGCCGCAGATAAAACCCCTCGCGCTCGAACTGGTTGATCACGATCTTGCCCAGCCCGCCGTCGTCCGCAAAGCAGTCCTCGGGCGCGATCCCCAGGCGCTTGAGCCGCAGACACACGATCTCGACCAGCCGGTGATCGTCCTTCTCGAACCCCGCCCATTCGATCCAGGCGCGGTTGCCGTCGCACACCGCCAGCACCTGCTCGTCGCCCCCCGCCGAAATGTCCAGCGCGGCCCGGCGATAGCGGCCAAGCCCGACCGTCTCGACCTTGCCGTTCATCGCGTCATCCACCCGGCCCATGTCAAAAACCTGCCCCGCGCCCTCGGGCATGAACTCCCCGTAGATCATCGACTGCACCAGCTCCGGCCGCAGACTCGTGATCTGCTCCTCCAACTCGGCCCGCTTCTCCGGCGAGTCCCACAGGTGCGGACAGTCCGACGCCGCGACCTTAAACCCCTGCCAGCGTCCCGCATCGCGGTGAAAGCAGTCATAGAACGGCCCATAGCTCGGGCCGGGCGATGACAGGTTGATCCAGCGGGTCGCGTGGCAGCGCTCGAACGCCTCGTAGATCTCGATCGGCGGCGTCTTCGCCTCGTCGATCATCAGCAGCAGACTGCTCTTCGCCGCGTTCGCCGCCATCCCCGACCACTCCGCATCGGCCAGGCCAAACCCGGCCAGCGGATTGTTGTGGCCCGCGATGTCGCCCGGCATCCGCGGCGGCTCATGCCACCCCTCCGCCTTGCCGGGGTTGTCCGTCGAGAACGAAACCAGGCGGCTGCCGGTCCGATGATGCCGGCCCCAGCCGTCGCCAAACTCCCACCCGTCGCCCAGGCGGCCCGCCCAGTTCTGCAGGTGGGGGTAGAGCTGATCCTTGATCTGCCGGTACGATCCCGACGTCGTGATCGTCAGCGAGCCGACGAACGCCTCCATGTGCCAGAGCACCAGCGAGGTGACCAGCGTAGAGGTCTTGCCCGATTCATTGCAGGTGCGAACCGCCACACGCGCCCCACGCCGGGTCATTGCGCGCAGCACCCGCTCCTGCCACCCATACAGGCCGATGCCGAGGCGCAGACGCGCATACGCATCCGCATTCGCCATCTGTTCCAGTACCGCCAGGTCCAGCATATCAATCCAGACTCCTGCGACGTTTCGAGACACCCTCGGGAAAATACCGCGTAAAGCGGTTCACGGCGACCCGCACCGTCTCACGGCTCACCCCGGCCACCTCCGCGATGTCCGTCACCGCCCCCTTGGGCAGACGGCCCTCATAATGGCCCATGAGCGCCAGAATCACCCGGCGCTCGCCATCCGGCGCGCACGCGCACCACTGCGTAAAGCGCAGCAGCGCCGTCCGCTGGTCCTTACCGGCCGCCGCCGACCACCCCAGCAACCCCCGCACCCGTCCATCCTCCGCCGGATCCGGTTCATCAAAAAACCGATCCACCCCGGCAAACGGCGGTTCCGGCCTCACATCCGCGACAGCCTCCAAAGGAGAATTGCAGCACATGCGCGTACCGTAGCACAAACGCTGTAAGACGAGCAAGCATAAAATAGCACAAACCATTTTTCACCCGCCCCCCTCATCCCATTACTGCCGCGCGCATTCTTGCGCGCCCCCCTATCAGCTTTCCCTCTCCCTTTTTACCCTCTCCCGTGCGCCCACTGTGTGGGTGCACGAAGTTTCTCCTTGTGCGGGCTGATGGAAAGTGTTTCACTCTCATCTGCCGCTGGATACTGATCCGGGAGTGGTGCCCAATCAGAAACAGGGCGCGAAGCGGGTCTTGACGCATATCAATGAGGCATATCAAACCTCATATACGTCAAACCTTCGACGTAACCTGTTAGAAATCAACGGATGCATTGACGTATATCGGGTTTTGCGGGTGCAATGTCCCTTAATATGCGTGACGTATAATACGATGTTAGGCATGGAGAAGACAAAGCGATGAGCAACTGGGAGGAATGCGCCCGACTGACTGCCGTTGTCTTTGCGCCACTCGAAGAGCGCTTCGGCTTCAATCGTCTGCCTCCGAGCGAACCGTTCATTCACTACGATTCATCCAGACTGCGCGTCAGCATCTTTTTCGACACGACACGGGGGTGCGAGCTCGACCTGGGCATCATGCGTAAGAGAGACGTGGGAACAGCGAAGCCGTCTTACGGCCTATCCGCCCTCTTGGCCTTGCATGATCCAGATGAATGGGCGAGTTATCGGAGCGCCACCCCACCGAACACCGCGGCACTACAGGCTGCGCTTGAGAAGATGAAGAATCTACTGCTCAAGCATGGAACTTCGCTCTTGTCAGGCAACGAGACCGATCTCGACGACTCTGACCGTCTTGACAGGGAGATCGAAGGCGAACTGGCAAAGCACAAAGCCCCCTACATGGACACCGTGAGACAGGTCGTATTGAAACACCATAGGAGAGCCTAACACCCCCGTGGTCCGTACGCGGTACCCGCGCCGGACACGTGGCACGTTCGGCAAAACGAGAGAACTGAAAATGAAGATCAGATTGGTCGCTTGTCTGATGGCAATCGGAATTGTCAGTGGTTGTACCCAGACAGCGCAGACCGTCAATGTGGTGGATGTGAGCAAGTCGGAGACTCTGGCTCTGACGACAACATCCTCAAACGTCAGCGGCATATCCCTGCATGTTCAGGGACAACTCGATGGAGAGGCCGTCTTCTCAGCGGCGAATTGGGAACCGCAGAAAGTTAGCGGCAAAGTGGACTTCAATGTCTACCATGATTGGTTTGCGACCAAGTGCGATTTGCAGTATCAACCGCTTTCAGCGACAACAGGGACACTGACGGTGCAATACACGTTCCACTGACAGGATGGAGAATGAGCCGAACAAGCAAATCCATCTTATCGCCGGGAAGCCCGGCTCAGGATGATTTGCGACGTTAGAAACGCCCCACACACACATGCCCACCACCATCCATCTCCAATCCCTCTGCGCCATCCTGGCCCTCTGCGCCCTGCCGCTCATGGCCTGGGACAGCATGCAGATTGATCTGCCCTCGGGCGCCAAAGAGTCCCTCTGGCGAGACGCCCTGGCATCCAACGTCAACGGCCGCATCGAGGTCAAGCTGGCCTCCGGCCGCGCCGACGTCGTCACCTCCAACGAAGTCTTCGAGGTGGACAAACCCACAAAATGGAAAGAAGGCATGGGCCAGGCGCTTGCCTACGCGCAGGAACTCAACCGCAAACCGGTTCTCGCCCTCACATCCTACAGCCGCGGCCCCGACAAACTCATCAAAAGCAGCCGCGACCGCTTCGACCTGGCCGAAACGTACTGCGCCTCTAACGGCGTCCGCCTCCTCATTCTCTTCCCCTCCCGCCCCGAAATCCCCCACAACCGCCCGCCGCCTCCCACCTCCCCCGTGCGCCCCGCCTTTTAGCTTTCAGCTTTCCGTTTTCAGCCTTTCAGCTTTTCTCTCCCTCTCCCGCCCCTCCCTCCCCCCTAGTCTGATCGCATAGAGAACTGCTATCTTAGGCTGGAATTCAGGTCAAAAAGACACTAGATATTAATCTATTTCTATTTTCTATATAAGGTATAAAAGGCGTTACCGCAAATATTGAGGTAGTTTACCGCAACGGTTGAGGTAGTTTACCGCAACGGTTGAGGTAGTCTACCGCAAATTTTGAGGTAGTAAAACAGGGGTAGTTTTCGACAGTCCGAAGCCCCAAAAATAAGACCGCGAAAACGATGTTAGTCCGCTGACCAGAGATACACCGCTTCGCTACCGAAATCCAGCCCCGAAAAAAGCTCCGCTACCGAAAACCAGACCCAAAAAACCGCTCCGCTACCGAAAACCAGACCCAAAAGAAGCTCCGCCGCCGAAAACCAGACCCAAAAAGCCGCTCCGCTACCGAAAACCGACCGCCGACCCACGAAAACCGACCGCCGACCCACGAAAACCGACCGCCGACCCACGAATGCCGACCACCGACCCACGAATGCCGCCCGTTGCAACGCCTGTCCCGCCGATCCCACATGTAACGCCAATCCCGCCGCTCATTGTAACGCCCGTCCTGCCGATCCTCATTGCAACGCCTGTCCGGCCGATCCTCCTTGCAACGCCCATCCCGCTGCCGCCGCTCATTGTAACGCCCATCCCGATCCTTCTGGTAATAATCGAACGCCAACACTCGACAAGCGCCGCTCGCGGCCGCCGACGCCCGCAGGATAGCGGGCGGAGAGACGGCGGCCGCTCGCTCTCGATAAAAGCGCTGCCGCTACGCCGCCGACGCCCGCAGGGTAGCGGGCGGAGAAACGGCGGCTCCGCTCTTGCCCAAAAACAGCGCCCCAATGCCGACCCGCCGACC